GTAATGACGTTCAGGGTCTCACCAAAGAAGAAGTACGAAAGTACATTCGTCATATCGCTGACAGACGTTTACTTCAGCTGGGATTGAAACCTAAGTTCCGTCAGAAGGATAACCCATTACCTTGGTTGGATTGGGTGTTGAACGGTGCGTCACATGACAACTTCTTTGAGAAAAGGGTGACTGAATACTCGGTCAACGGAATGGAAGGCGACTGGGGTTGGAACGAGGTCGCTACCGCATGAGGATGTACATATGGAATACGAATACGAAATGGTGTGTGGGGTCTGTGATGCCTCCACCACACTAATAGTTAAAAACTCCGAAGAGAAGCCTACCCACTGTCCTATGTGTGGTACACCTTCTCAGGAGGAGTGGGAAGATTAATTGGTTATTTGAAAACCTGCCCTTTGAACCCGATGAAGACTTTCTAAAAGACTTTGTCGGGTTTGTCTATTGTATCACTGATCCTGATGGTAAGAAATATATCGGGAAGAAGTTCTTCTGGTCTACTCGCAGATTACCCCCTCTCAAAGGAACCAAACGGAAACGTAAGGTTACCAAACAGTCTGACTGGCGTGAGTACTATGGTAGTAATGATGCATTGAAGACACTAGTAGAACATCATGGTGGCGACAAATATCATCGAGAGATCCTACGTCTGTGTAAGACGAAGGGAGATTGTTCTTATTACGAAGCAAAGATTCAGTTCGAGAAAGATGTCTTGTTGAGTGATGATTATTACAATTCCTTTATAGGATGTAAAATCCATGCAAAACATCTAGGAGAACCTGATGGCTAACTTGGCCGCTGCTTATTGGGGTCACGATTCCTCAATATGTTTGTACAACGACCAGACAAGAACGTTTCACATAATAGAGATTGAGAAGTTAACAGGAATAAAACACTATAGGGGACATGCAAGAAAAGAAGAACAGAGAGAGATACTAGAGACCGTTTTAGAGATCTCTGAAAAGACTTTGGGTATGAAGAACGACTATGATGCATTCATAATCGGTTCATTCGCTGGACATGAAGATTATTGTAGGGATGACAATCTTTCACTTGACCCTGAAATCGTCCAAAGTATCTTCAACGTACGTAACATCGAGATGCACAAACGTCACCATCGCGCTCATGCGTGGGGTGCATATGCACAGTCCCCTTGGGTAGGAAAGTCCTGTACTGCGTTAACCTTTGATGCAGGTGGAGATGATGGTCACACCCATATGTGGGATTGTCAACCTTGGGTTCTCACGCCCATGAAATGCGGTAACTACGATAGGGACGAAGCACCCCAACCGTGGCCATATTACTTTGGTCGCAACTATAACTTAGCCGCTGGACTAGGTTGTCAAAACATGGTCAGTAAGACCGATTCAACTCTAGACATGGCAGGTAAAGTCATGGGAATGTCTGCGTATGGAAATCGTGATAGTTACCATGCATTCCTAGGTAGAGGTTTGATTAATGAAGATGAAGAAACAACCAACATGGTCAACCCAGCATGGATCTGGTATCGAAGTGTGTACAGCTTATCATCATCTAATATGGCGTCAGACGGTGTCATGCGTACCGGTAAGGAAAATGTAAACGGCAAAGAATGGATAGCTGAGAATCAGAATGAAACCCCAGAAGAGGTTAATCATTATAACTTGTTTGTCAGTCCTTTTCAGTCCACATGGGAAGAAGAGTGTGACATTGCTGCGGGTATTCAACACCAACACGAAGAGAACGTTCTACAATATTTACAAGAACCAGAGGTGTGGGATAAGATCTGTCGTAATGGCAAACGTCTGGTTCTTTCTGGTGGTTGTGCCTTAAACATCCTTACCAATACTCGTATACAGGAAGAGTTGGGTCTGGAGGTATTCGTACCACCAGATGTCACCGACAGTGGACTGCCCTTTGGTATGATATGTACATATATGTCAATACATAACAGGCAAGATTTCATTGGTGCAGACATACGTTATGCAGGTCTACCGATATCAGACATGCATGAAATGTTTAGTTATCGAAACAAGTTTAGTTCTGCAATCATATCAATAGACCAGTTAGTAGGTCTTTTAAAAGAGGACAAGATCCTTGGTCTGGTGCAGGGTAATGCAGAGGTTGGCCCTCGTGCGTTAGGTAATCGATCAATCATCTGTGACCCCAAGGGTGTGGATAAGAAGGATAAGGTCAACCTAGTCAAACGTAGAGAGTCCTACAGACCGTTTGCGCCTATGGTACGACAGGAAGACGCACATATATACTTTGATGCAGGGTCATATGATAACCTAGAGTACATGAACTTCAGTGTTAAAGTGCGTGAAGAGTATAAAGAACAACTTGCAGCTGTAACACATGTAGATGGTTCGGCAAGGGTGCAGTCAGTTACCAGAAAGTCAAATGCGTTCCTCTACGACCTTCTAGGCGCCTCTGGCGGGGTATTACTCAACACATCCTTCAATGTTAAGGGTAAACCAATACTAAATACATTGAAGGAAGCATTTCAAGTACTAGAAGAAACTGCGTTAGATGGATTAGTTGTATATAACAACGGAAAACTTTGTTACTTCAGTACAGAAGTTTTATAAATAATATCATACTACAATAAGGGTGTATCAGTGTTAACTTTCAATCAGTTCCTCGAAGAGGGTGTCAACGACCCCGCAATATTCAAAGCAATCTTTCTCGCGGGTGGGCCAGGATCCGGTAAGTCGTTCATTGTCGGTAAGACAGGATTACAAGCTTTAGGTTATAAAGTTGTTAACTCTGATGATGCATTCGAAAATGCCATGAAGAAAGCTGGTATGGAAATGAATCCAGACAACATCTTCTCACCGAAGGGACAAGAACTTCGCGGTAAGGCAAAGAGACTCACTGGTACGAAAGAAGCCATATATCTAAAAGGTCGACTCGGTCTTGTGGTAGATGGTACTGGTAAGGATCCAGACAAGATTGCAGAACAGGCAAAGAAAGTGAAAGCACTGGGTTACGATGTCGCAATGATTTTCGTAAACACCGACCTTGACACTGCAATCAAACGTGACGCAATGCGAGCACGTACTCTGGGTGCGCCAGGTGTAACCGAGTATTGGAAAGCAGTACAACGTAACATTGGTAAGTTCCAACGTATGTTCGGTAAACCTAACTTCTTAGTTGTCGATAACTCTGAGGGTAAGAACTACCAGAAAGAGACACTGACTGCGTATCGTGACGCGACTAAGTTCACCAACAAACCGGTCGGTAAGAAAGCGAAGAAGTGGATAGAACAACAGAAGAAACGCAAGACAAGATAATGCTTGACAAGGCAACTATATAACTGTATAATGAGCTTCAACACCTTTTAGGATTAATAAGATTATGGCAATAACAGCTATCAAGTACCAAGTGTACGAAACGTTAGATAAAGTAACTAAAGCTAAAAGTAGAAAAGATAAAGTATCTATACTACAAAAAGAACAGAGTAATGCGTTAAGAGACGTGTTACGAGGTACCTTTGACAATGTCATTCAGTGGAACCTACCCACTGGAGCGGTACCGTATAATCCCTCGTCCGAGGAATCTCCTCCTACAACCCTATTAAGAGAGCACATGAAGTTCAAATACTTCGTGAAAGGGCTTATGGAGTCCGAGAGATTATCGTCAGTCAAAAGAGAAAAATTGTTCCTTGATATGGTTGAGACAGTACATCCTCGCGATGCAGAATTGATCGTCACTATGATTAACAAGCAACCGCCTATGAAAGGCATCACTAAAAAACTGGTAACGGAGGCATTTCCAGATCTACTTCATGAATAACATCCCCCATTAAATCAAGTAAGGAGAGAGTATGGTTGGAAACACTAATCAGCTAGAAAGACTTAGGAAAGACTCGCGAGAGTTGGGACATTACATTCATAAACTACAAAAGAAGGGCAAAGCAGACATTGCGTATAAAGTCGCTAAACGTCAAACGTTTTTAGAGACTGCAATCAATCAGGCTGAACTTCGACTAAGGGGGTGATCCAGTATCTGGAACGGGCTCCTTAATTGGGGCCCATTTCATCTTACTGGACAACATTATTATGCCAACGTACGACATGCAAAATATCAAGACTGGGGAAGTCACGGAAATGATTATCTCCATATCAAAAATGACCGAGATGGTCGAGTCCGGAGAATGGGCTAATCAAATCAATTCCGCACCGAAAATGGTTACTGGAGTAGGATCTGTACTCAGTAAGACCAGCGGTGATTGGAAGGACAAACTCAAACAAATCAAATCGAACCAATCTAGGTACGTCAAAAACAGTATCCATGACTAAATGGTGGAGA